GTTTTAAAAAACTTTTCCCAATATCCTTTGTTTTGAAACTCACGCTTATATTGACCGACATCCCACGGCCCTTGCATAGCTAAAGGAGAAGGAGATTCTCTGGTTATTGAATATGCTGATTGTCCTGCTGCTCTTCTTTGATCTATCTCCCCTCTAACTTGCGACATTGCATTTTTATTACTAACAATGTTGGTTGAGGCACGTTGAGCATCATTAAAAACTCTTGTTGTTTCAATTAAACGACCTAAAAGCTCTCTATATGTCTTAGTACCTACATTTAACTCTTTCATAGACTCCGCAAAGGAGTTTACTCTTTGATCAAAAATATCCCCTCTTTTTACAAAAGGTCTTTTATCAAGAAGATCTTCTTTGCTTAATAATTGCCCTCTATTAACTCTTCTATCATCCCACCTCCTTCCAGCTTCATCTCTATCAATCAAACCAGCAGACGCAGCCGCAGATTGTTGAGCTATCTTTTCTGTATTACTTAAAGTTAATAATTGAGTGTTTAAATTAACAATATCTTTCGATAAAGATTTATACGCTTTACCTCCAATTGTCGCTGATTGTTTTAACTTATCTAACGCAACTATTTGGCCTCTAATTGCAGTTACACTATTTCTATTTGAATTAGCAAAATCTTTTACTGACTTAGCTGCTTTTAAAAATTCTTTATCAGTCCTATCAGCTAATTTTGCAATTTGTTTAAGACCTTTTCCCAACTCTTGAACTTCTTCAAACCCTTTAATGCCTGTTTCAAGGATCAGTTTTCCAACTTGTCCAGCCATTACTTAGAATCCTTGTTGATTTCTTTTAATGCTGCTGCTTCCATAACCTTTAGGTCTTCAAGCATAGCAACACAGTTCTCTACATTGTATAGGTCAAACAAACCTCCTGCACCTAATAAAACTTCATATTTCAAGCCAACAAAACCACTCATAGAAACATTCCATTGAGTTTGCATCCTTAAAAACATTAATACTGTTTCCCAATTCTGTTCCCACACAACGCATCCTTTCTCTTTCTCTTTAGGCTTCTCAGGCAGTTTAATACCAAATATTTTGGCATCTTCATCTACCTGTTCTTCTGATTCGCTGCCACCCGAAACCCAATAAAGAGCAGCATCAGTTAGTTTTTTTCGTCAGCCGTTGCATAGAAGGTTTGAAATGCTTTCACTACTCCTTGAACAAAATCAACATCTTCTGAAAAATCTTTCAAATTTTTTTGGCTAAAAGGAATATCATTATCTTCCTCGTCTTTTATATCTGACCAGCCAGTAATAATTGTTTTTAACGCTTCATAATCTTCTTTATCTTGAAAATCATTTAACTCTTTTTTAGCCAATCGCTTAAATCGAATTGTGAATTTATGAGTTTCAAATTCACCAATAACTTCTTCTGAAGGTTTTCTGATTTCAACAGGCCAAGGATAAGCAGATACTTTCTTCTTGATAAAACTCATTTGATAAGAAATAGAGATACCCTGCCACTTTAACCATAAAAAAAGAGGGCGTAAGCCCCCTTTTAATCAAATCAACGCTGATTTACTTGTATTGAAGCTCAAATTCATCATTTCCAGAAGTTGTTGGACATGCAGTGAACGGAATATCAGCCATTACGATGCCATTTAACTCTGAATAACTCACATCACCAATATCAACTTTGGTGGAAGTGAACTTAACGATGTTTCCTGCTGTGTCACCATGAGTAAATTGCAAATTGCCCAAACTTGAATCTGTTAAAGCAGCAGCAAAATAATCTTTAGTGCCTGGTAATGGTGCTTCGATAGTGACGCTACCTGTTGTTTGTCTATCTATCAAATGTACCTCTTTAGTTCCCCCGACAAGTTCCATATACTGAGTCTCTACTCCAGCATCGAAGGAGAAACTTTGTAACGCACCAGCATAAGACAACAACTCAAATCCAGCAGTATTACCGTTCTTGAATACTAATGGTGTTGCTTGCGCTCCATAAGTAACAGAAGGTAGTGCAGCATTGGCTGGAGCCACATATATGCCTTGGAAGGAGAAGTCGATTGTAGGAATTTCTCCAACAGTCGCTGAGATGCTAAATGTTCCTCGACAGCCTGTTGTCTTATGTAAGACACCATCTACGTTGTAATAAATAGTTGCTGACTCAAAAGAACCAGATACAGGTGCATAAGTAACACTTGTATTAGCAGCGACTGTCTCGCTAAGACCACAGGCTCTGAGTGCCTTGCCCACTCTAGGAGCCGTACCTGCTGCGGTTGATCCTGCAAGTTCTACGCTGAAGGTACATTCAACTCTTGTGTTAGCTAGTAGCTGTCTTGAAGCACCGAGATAAGGTCTAATTAAATCTCTGGAGACAACATCACTCGCTTGAGGAGTTATCGACAGATCCCTCACTAGGATTGCGTCTGCTCCCGTTGGAGTTGGATCTGTTCCGTAACTGCTTTCCAGTTCCAGAAGAATTACTCGTTTCCTGTTCAGAAGTGCCATTGGCTGTTCCCTCTAATGATGTTTGTGGAGAGGTGCGCTTTACGAGAGTGCGTTCACCTGTTTCTGGATCAAGCAGGTAGCTACCGCCTTCCCCTGGGTTTTCACCATTCATAATAAATGAAGTGGGTTGTTAGGTATCAACATATTATGTCGATAAGTTGTTATAAGCCGTTCTGTAGTCAATTTCATATTCACAAAAAATGACTCCAGCAGGCTGATCCGCATCAATTGCTTCAAATGTAGTAGTTGATGGCCTTATATCTAAAGCTAAACCTCCAATCGTCGGATCATTTACTAATTTCGTATGAAGACTATTAATCGTTGCATCAGCAACATTGTCAGGAATTTCACCTCGAACAATTACAACAACTCTTATTCTTAAAGTCCAATCAAGCTTCTCATACGTTGAAGAAGTAACTGTTGGCTGATCATTTATTGGCTCAATTACAATTGCTGGTGACTCATTCCTAGCTGTAGGAGTTACTCTCGTTCTATATATGCGAGTTCCGACCCCAGTAGTCCCTGCTAATTGCGTTTTTAATGCAGCTAAAATTTGTTCTCTTTTACTTGCCATTAGTCACCTCTATGTTTTGGTGAGAGACAAGATGCACAAAGCACCGTCATCTATCTTTCTAACGCTTCTAACTGTATAAGCTGCTCCATTTACTGTAAGACTTCCACCAAAAGCAACTGCGCCCAAATCAGTTGTTTTAGCAATTAATTGATAGTCGGTGGTCATTACCACTCCATCAGCGACTATCTCATCGGGCTGTTCAAGAATCCCCTTGTATGTCGAACTTGAATACACGACAGTATCTTGGAAATCCTCAAAGAAAATATCTAAATCTTCAGTTAATGCCATAAGAAAAAGCCCCCTCGCAGACAGAAGGGGGCCATAAATAAATTAGCCGTACTTCTTCAAACCAAATCCATTTACAGAGAATGTAAATGATTGACCTGATGAACCGCCAATTGTGTACTTGATGCGAACATAACGTCTTGCATCATCCTTGTTTACAGAAACTGCTTGAGCAGAAGCTGTACCTGTTACTTGAGTGAAAGCAACAGCACCTGAAGCAATAGCTGCGAATGAGGAGTTATCAGCAGAATCTTCGATTGTTACATCGAGAGTTGGACTTGTACCAGCACCAGCAGCAGAATCTAAAACGAATACAACGTCACCGTCATAAACTCTTAGATCAATACCACTTGTTTGGCCTGTAGCAGTCCTTGCCGCTGTTGGATGACCTGCGATCAAAGTTAATTTTTCGAGGTTCTGTTGAATGACTGACATTTAAGCTGTCTCCTTTTTAGGAGTAGAAGGTTTTTCTTTTGGAGTCGCAACTTTAGGAGTTGCAGCCGCAACCTTCTTTGCAGCAGGTGCAGCTTTTTTAACAGCAGGCTCAACAAATAGTTCAGCCTTATTACTGCTAAGTAACATTCGACCTACATTCTCTTCGACTTCAAGTGTGGAGCCAGCCTTTTTAATAAGGCCAGCCACCATCACTCCTCTGATGAGTTTTACCTTCATCAGTTTATGTTCCGAGGCAGAAAGCAGTTGGCTGTTTAACACCGAAATCAACGTCTTGTAACGC